CGATTAATATTAATCTACAAGACGGTTCTTATACAAACATCGTAAAGGACAGTGGGTCAACTGATTTAAGCGAAGACTAATTGTGAGTTCTGTTATAAGAAAAATAAGTATAGGTTCAGATTATAAGAACGATGCAATGCATTATTCTATAGGACAAACAGTATATGGGGGTCATGAGATTTCCCATATATTGTTTAATGAACTAGAAAATTCTTATAATATTCATATAAAAAAAGGAGATGAAATAATGCCATGGAAGAAGTTTAATTCTAATATGGCTATTTCTGTTGAATATGATTTAGAATATTGATGAGAAGTGTATTTAACTTTATAGTTAAGCCATTAGGCGAAAGATATGAAAATAGCATTACGGTAGATAATAAAGAATTATTACTGAATACGAAAATAGAAAGTTTTAAATCTGTTAATAATGTAGCGGTTGTGATTTCAACTCCTTTAGCATTCAAAACAGAAATTAAAGAAGGAGATTTAGTAGTAATTCACCATAATGTATTTAGAAGGTTTTACGACATGAAAGGCAAAAGCAAGAATAGTTCATCATATTTTAGAGATGATCAATACTTTTGCAATGTAGATCAAATTTACTTATACAAGAATGATAAGAAATGGATTGCATTTAATGATAGGTGTTTTGTAAAGCCAATAAAGAATAATGATAATTTTAAGCTAGATAAAGAAAAAGAACTTATTGGTATATTAAAATACGGAAATGATTCCTTAAACAAGCTTAAAATCAATCCTGGAGATCTAGTAGGCTATACTCCTAATGGTGAGTATGAGTTTATTGTAGAAGGCCAGCGATTATATTGTATGAAATCTAATGATATTGTAATTAAATATGGATACAAAGGAAACGAAGTTGAATATAATCCAAGCTGGGCACAAAGCGGTATTGGAGCTAATTAAAGTTGCGGAAGAAGCTATATTAAATAATGGAGACGATGATTTATCAGCGGACAAATTAAAGAATGCAGCGGCTACAAAAAAATTAGCAATATTCGATGCGTTTGAAATTCTTGCCAGAATAGAAGACGAAACAAAAATGATTGAGGATGCTTCTAAAGAAACTACAGCAAAACCATTTAAGGGATTTGCAGAAGGGAGATCTAGATAATGTACGAACAAACTTTATATAAAGTATTACCGGATTATATAAAGCCTACAGTTATTAAAAAGAACAATAGGTTAAATAAATGGAAATACGGATATGATAAAGACTATGATGTAGTTGTTATCAGTAAGACAGGTAAGATTGGTGAAATATATGAGATACAAAATCTTAGGATTGCATTACCGTTAGATGAAGATCCTTATAAAAGATCTAATGTAAAAGAAGAACAATATTGGGAACAATCACAATATCCTAAAGAATTAGATAAGATTAAGAATGTTACCGACTGGAATAAGCATCCTGATAGTTTTAAGGAATATTGGTATGATTATATAGATCAAGAATTTAAAAGAAGAGACGAAGGTTTTACTTATTATAGTAATGGTAAACCTACATATATAACAGGCACACATTATATGTATCTGCAATGGAGCAAGATAGATGTTGGAGCAGCGGACTTTAGAGAATCAAATAGATTATTCTTTATATTTTGGGAAGCTTGTAAAGCAGATCCAAGATGTTATGGAATGTGTTATTTAAAGAACAGACGTTCTGGATTTTCATTTATGTCTTCTGCGGAATTAGTTAATCAAGCAACAATATCTAGTGATTCACGATTTGGTATATTATCTAAGTCTGGAGCGGATGCTAAAAAAATGTTTACAGATAAGGTGGTGCCTATCTCAGTTAATTATCCTTTCTTTTTTAAACCTATCCAAGATGGTATGGATAGACCTAAAACTGAATTAGCATATAGAATACCCGCGTCTAAATTAACAAGAAGAAAATTAGATTCTAATGATAAGTTAGAAGATCTTGAGGGCTTAGATACAACAATTGACTGGAAAAATACTGGTGACAATAGTTATGACGGTGAAAAATTAAAACTATTAGTACACGATGAGAGTGGCAAATGGGAAAGACCCGATAACATATTAAATAACTGGCGTGTTACTAAAACAACACTTAGATTAGGTAGTAGAGTTATTGGAAAGTGTATGATGGGCTCAACATCAAATGCTTTAGACAAAGGAGGTGAAAACTTCAAAAGATTATATAATGATTCAGACGTTACAAAAAGAAACCGCAATGGGCAAACTAGTTCAGGACTATATAGTTTGTTCATACCTATGGAATGGTCGTACGAAGGATTCATTGATGCTTATGGGATACCTGTATTCGATACTCCAGAAAAACCAATTAAAGGTATAGATGGGAACTATATAGAATATGGTGTTATTGAACACTGGCAAAACGAAGTTGATGGTTTAAAACAAGATCAAGATGGTTTAAATGAATACTATCGTCAGTTTCCAAGAACAGAGCAACACGCCTTTAGGGACGAGGCAAAGCAATCTTTGTTTAATCTTACAAAAATATACGAGCAAATAGATTACAATGATGATCTACGAAATTCACAAGTTATAACGCAAGGTAGTTTTCAATGGGAGAATGGTATACAAGATTCAAACGTTGTATTCTATCCAAGTAAAGAAGGAAGGTTCTTAATATCGTGGGTTCCACCGAAACATCTCCAAAACCGCGTAATGATAAAGGATGGGCTTAAATATCCAGGGAATGAACACTTAGGCGCATTTGGATGTGATAGTTACGATATATCTGGAACAGTTGACGTAAGAGGATCTAATGGTTCGCTTCACGGGTTAACTAAGTTTTCAATGGAAGACGTTCCTCCAAATCATTTCTTTTTAGAATATATAGCTAGACCGCAAACTTCCGAAATATTTTTTGAAGAGGTTTTAATGGCGCTGGTATTTTATGGCATGCCAATATTAGCAGAGAATAACAAAGCTAGATTATTATACTATTTAAAAAGAAGAGGTTATAGACATTTCTCAATGAATAGACCTGACAAAGTATGGAATAATTTATCACCAACAGAAAAAGAGATTGGCGGTATACCTTCAGCTGGACAAGATATAATACAAGCGCATGCATCAGCTATTGAAACATATATAGAAGAATATGTTGGTTATAAAGAAAGCGGATATGGAGATATGTATTTTCAGAAAACATTGAATGACTGGTCTAGATTTAATATAAATAACAGAACAAAGCATGATGCAACCATAAGTTCTGGTTTTGCTATAATGGCGTGTAACAGACATTTATATTCTCCATCAACGCCGTATAAAAAAGAAAAAGTAGAATTAAATTTCAAAAAATATAATAACCGAGGTTATAGTTCACAAATAATATAATAGATGATTTATACTAACACGAATAGCTCTTTCCCAAGTCAGGTGGTACCGGACGAAGAAAAACAAACATTAGACTATGGCTATGCAGTAGGTATGGCAATAGAAGGTGAGTGGTTCAGAGGTAATAGAACTAGTCTTGGAAATGACAGATGGAGTGCCAACTGGCAAACATTCCATAACCTTAGATTATACGCTAGAGGTGAACAAAGCATACAAAAATACAAAGATGAATTATCTATTAATGGCGATTTATCTTATTTGAATTTAGACTGGAAACCAATACCAATTATACCAAAATTTGTGGATATAGTTGTTAATGGTATGTCCAATAAATTATTTAAAATAAAAACTTTTGCGCAAGATCCACAATCAGTAGCCCAGAAAACAAAATATACAGAGGGGTTAATTAGGGATATGATGGCTAGGCCAGTTCTTGATGCAATACAGTCTAATTTAGGATTTAATTTATTTAGTTCTCCGGATCAAAGCAAAATACCAAGTAATCAAGAAGAGTTAGATATACACTTACAATTAAACTTCAAGCAAGCTGTTGAAATAGCGGAGGAAGAAGTTATTAATTATGTTTTGAACAAAAATAAATACGATATTGTAGCAAAAAGACTCAACTATGATTTAACCGTATTAGGCATTGCATGTGCCAAAACGAACTGGAATAGTTCTAACGGCATTACAATTGATTACGTAGACCCAGCTAATTTAGTTTATTCGTATACTGAAGACCCTAACTTTGATGACATGTACTATGTCGGTGAAGTTAAGTCCGTTAGTTTAGAAGAGCTAAAAAAAGAGTTTCCTAATTTAACTGATGAAGAATTAAAGGAAATAGAAAAGTTCCCAGGAACAAATGATTATAGTCGTACTTATACAAATCAAAATTACGATACAACTACAATACAAGTTTTATACTTTGAATACAAAACATATTCAAATCAAGTATTTAAAATAAAACAAACAGAACAAGGGCTAGAGAAAGCATTGGTTAAGTCAGACGGATTTAATCCTCCAGTTAATGATAACTTTAATGTAGTATCAAGAAGTATTGAGGTTCTTTATTCAGGAGCAAAAATACTTGGGCACAAAAGAATGCTTAGATGGGAATTGTCTCAGAATATGACAAGGCCATTAGCCGACACTACCAAAGTAGATATGAATTACGCTATTTGTGCGCCGCGTATGTATAAAGGAAGAATTGAATCTATAGTAAGTAGAATTACTTCTTTTGCGGATATGATCCAAATAACGCATCTAAAATTGCAGCAGGTACTCGCTAGAATGGTTCCTGATGGAGTATTCGTTGATGTTGATGGTTTGGCAGAAGTTGATTTAGGTAATGGTACAAATTACAATCCAGCAGAGGCATTAAATATGTATTTCCAAACGGGTAGCATTGTTGGTAGATCTATGACCCAAGATGGATCAGGTAATCCAGGCAAAGTACCAATTCAAGAATTACAAACATCGTCAGGTAACGCTAAGATTTCATCGTTAATAAATACATACCAGTATTACCTACAAATGATTCGGGATGTGACAGGGCTTAATGAAGCAAGAGATGGTTCTATGCCGGATTCTAATTCATTAGTAGGTTTACAAAAAATGGCCGCGGCAAACTCTAATGTAGCAACAAGACACGTATTAGATGCAAGTTTATATATAACATTAAGAATATGTGAAAATATATCTAAAAGAGTTGGCGATTCACTAAAATTCCCGTTAACCGCAAATGCTTTAGTGCAAAGTATATCAGTGTCAAATGTTAGAACACTAGAAGAATTACAAAATTTAGATATCCATGACTTTGGTATATTCTTAGAATTAGAACCAGATGAAGAAGAAAAAGCACAATTAGAACAAAACATACAAGTTGCTTTACAATCAGGGGGAATTGACCTTGAAGATGCTATTGACTTAAGAGAAATCAATAATCTTAAACTTGCTAATCAGTCTTTAAAATACAAAAGAAAGAAAAAATTAGAAAGAGATCAAGCAAATCAACAAGCCAATATACAAGCGCAAGCGCAGGCAAATGCTCAAACAGCAGAGGCTGCAGCAATGGCGGAAGTTCAAAAAAACCAAGCATTAGCACAAACCGAAATTCAAAAGATGCAGGCTAAAAATCAATTTGAAATTCAAAAAATGGAACACGAAGCACAACTTAAAAAATTATTAATGGCCGAAGAGTTTAAATACCAAATGCAATTAGCCCAAGTTAACGCTCAAGCAATGCAAGCCAAAGTTAATGCTACAGAAGACCGTAAAGACAGTAGGTTAAAAACTACAGCAACGCAACAATCAGAACTAATAGATCAAAGACAAAACAAAACAATGCCAAAGGATTTTGAATCCGCTGGTTTTGATAATATGAGTGGTTTTGATTTAGCTCAGTTTGAACCAAAATAAATTTTACCAATCAATCTTATAATATTATATCATGTCAGAAGAAATTAAAACAGAAGGAGAATTTAAAATAAAGAAACAAACTCCTAAAAAATTAAACAAAGTTGATCAGGTTACAAAGGTTACAATTAGCGACTCAGAACCTGCAGCAGCAGTTGAACCAGAAGTAACAAAAGTATTTATTACTAACGAAACAGAAACAACAGATGCCATTCAAGAGCAAAACACAAATGAAAGCCTGTTGGGCAGCGAAGGATCCAAAGTGGGATTGCAAGAAGTGGTCCAAGGAAACGAAGAATCTAAAATCGTTACCAGTCAAGAAGAAGAAGTAACTGTAATAAATGAAATTACTGAAGAAGAAATTCGTCAAGAAACAACTAATCTAGCGAAAGAAGCAAATGATGCAATAAGAGCATCTGAGTATTCTGGCAAACCATTACCTGAAAATATAGAGAAACTTGTTTCTTTTATGGAAGAAACAGGTGGCGACATTAATGATTACGTTAGGCTTAATGCAGATTACTCAAATATAAATAACGAAACCTTATTAAAGGAATATTATAAAAAAACACGTCCACATTTAGATAATGAAGAGATTGAATTCCTTATGGAAGACAACTTTGAATATGACGAAGAGTTGGATGAAGAGCGAGACATCCGTAAAAAGAAACTTGCTTTTAAAGAAGAGGTTGCAAAAGCAAGAACCTTTTTAGACGGACTTAAAAGTAAATATTACGAGGAAATCAAGTTGAGACCTGGTATTACACAAGACCAGCAAAAAGCAAATGACTTTTTTAACCGCTATAATGAAGAGCAACAAATGGTGGAGTTGCAGCATTCAAAATTTAAAAACGACACTAAAAACTTATTCAACCAAGATTTCAAAGGTTTTGATTTTAATTTGGGAGATAAAAATTTTAGATATGGCGTTGCTAATAAAGAAGCTGTAGCAGACAAACAATCAAATATAACTAACCTAGTTAAGAAGTTCTTAAATGATAAGGGAGATGTTGTAGATTTGAAAGGGTATCACAAAGCCATGTACGCCGCTGATAATGTTGACACAATTGCAAAACACTTTTATGAGCAGGGTAAAGCCGATGCAATAAAAGAAGTTGTTGCAAAATCTAATAACATTTCAACTGAACCTAGACAAACTAGTTCAGGAGAATTATTTGTTAACGGAATGCGTGTTAAAGCAGTTAACGGTGTTGATACTTCAAAACTAAGAATACAACAAAGAAAATTTTAACATTAAATTAAAAATCGATGGCAGCAGTAGCAGTATCACCGGTATTTGGCTCAATTATACCAAGTCAAGTACAACAAACCCTTAATTCAAACTATTTAACGTTTGACGCAAGTTCTGGAGGGGGAACATTCGCAAAACAATATTTACCAGAAATCTACGAACAAGAAGTAGAAAGATATGGTAATAGAACATTGTCAGGATTCTTACGTATGGTAGGAGCTGAAATGCCTATGCAATCTGACCAAGTTATCTGGTCTGAACAAAACAGATTACACATTGCTTATGACGCTTGCGCATTAACAGCAACGGCAAACACATTTACATTCAAAACTGGAGCTGATGCAACACCAGCAAACAGTGTTACAAATGTTTTGTCTAAAAATCAAACAGTTGTAATCATCCACCCAACAAGTGGTAAAGAAGTAAAAGCAATTATTACAGGAATTTCTAGTACAGCTACATTGACTACTGTAACAGTCGCTCCTTACTTAGGAACTTCTTTGTCTACATTACTTGGATATTCAACTACAGGTGCTTTTATTTTGAAAGTATTCGTATATGGTTCTGAGTATGCAAAAGGATCTACTTTGACTGGAGATTCTTATTTAAGCATTGCTCCTTCATTTACTCAGTATTCTAATTCTCCTATTATCATCCGTAACAAATATTCTGTCAATGGTTCTGATATGTCTCAGATTGGATGGGTTGAAGTAGCTACAGAAGCTGGAGCAAATGGATTCCTTTGGTATCTTAAAGCAGAATCTGAAACTAGATTGCGTTTTGAAGACTACCTAGAAATGTCAGTAGTTGAAGGTGAATTAGGAACTACAGCAGCTATTGCGGCTGGAGCTTCAAAAGGAACAGAAGGTCTTTTTGCTGCAGTTAAGTCAAGAGGTAATACTGTAGTAGCTTTCCCTAGCGTATCTGCTGATGCTCTTGGAACTTTTGATAACATCTTGAAAAACTTAGATACTCAAGGAGCTATTGAAGAAAATATGCTTTTCCTTAACCGTGCAACTTCATTAGAAATTGACGATATGTTAGCGGGGATTTCTACTGGTACTCAAGGTGGTGTAGCTTACGGTTTATTTGAAAACTCTGAGCAAATGTCACTTAATTTAGGATTTACAGGTTTCCGTAGAGGATCTTATGATTTCTATAAAACTGACTGGAAATATCTAAATGATGCATCTACTAGAGGTGGATTATCAGGCGGTGGAAATATTGATGGTATCTTAATACCAGCTGGTACTTCTACAGTATACGATCAACAATTAGGAACTAACATTCGTCGTCCATTCTTACACGTACGTTACAGAGCTAACCAAGCTGATGACCGTAAGATGAAAACTTGGGTATTAGGTTCTGCTGGAGGAGCTTATACATCTGATCTTGATGCAATGGAGGTACACTTCTTGTCTGAAAGATGTTTATGTGTGCAAGGAGCAAACAATTTCGTATTGTTTACTGCAGTATAGTAATAAATAAAGGTAAATTTACCCCTGTTGTAATAGCGGGGGTAATATTTACTAAATAAAATAACAATA